TTTGCATTGAGGTTAAGAGCTCCAAGTCCCTGATAGGTTCCCTCAGCAAATGGGTTAGCAACAAGACCATAACGAGTCTTGAAGCCAATCTTGGGCTGGAAGCTGTTCTCACCAACGGCACGAACCATCTGGAGAGGAACGTATGGGCAGTAAAAGAGACCAGCATCATAAGGTGAAGAACCTTTATAACCGATAACATAATACTGATTACCTGGTGTTGCGTTAGCTGAAGTCAGGTTAGCAGCATATGGGTCAATATAAACACGGAATTTGCCCATTAGAGTACCGGCAAATGTATTGCCAGTGTCATCAACGGAAAGATTCGCATTAAGTGCGGGGGTGTAATCGAGAACACCTGCCATGGTGAGAGCTGAAGCAACGTCTGCAGAGCAGATGATGGTGTTGCCCTTTCCACGACGAGTTCTTTGAGCGATTGCATTAGCATCTCTCTCAATCTGGAAGAGTAGACCCTTGAACTTCTCAACGCTCCAACGTCCGTTTGAATCGACATCAAGGTCGAAGATTCCAGGAGTTGCAACGTTTTGAACAGCACCTTGTTCAGCAACCTTGTAGATGGTTCTGATAACTTCACGGTTAATTTCAGCAAGAATCTCAGTTGAGAGAATGTTTGCTAATTCCGCTTCAGCATTCAGACCATGGATTGCCTTAAGGTCTTGTGCAAGCTCAAGTGAATACTCGGCTTTCAGAGCACGTGACTTTGCGGTAACGGTAACTTTCTCGATTGAGAAAGCCATTTCTGCGAAATTGTTACCAGAAGTGCCATCGCCAAGTGCCTCAGAATTACCAGTTACCATTCCTTGACCAACATTATATGGTGAAGGATTGGTAGTGGCAGTGCCAACTGGGTTAAGAACAGAAGGATTAGTTCCGCTTTGTGCAGTTGTACCAAAACCAACAGCACCATCACTAAATCCTGCAGTGAGGTTACGACCTTGGTTTTCTCCAGAAAATGCCGAATCAACTTCATTGAAGAAGGTTTCGGTGCCACTCTGGTTGGTATAACGTGAACGCATTGCAAAAATGAGTCCAGTAGGGCCACTCATTGGTTGAACACCACAGATGTCATATGCAATGAGGTTAGGCATTGAACGACGAATGAGGCTAATCAGAACTGGATCAAAACCTGCAGTAGGACCAGCAGCTGCTGCACCACCAGTGAATCCACCAGTACCAGCTGAGTTTGTTGGTGATGCTTCTGTTAAGAATGCACCTGAGGTTTCGAAAGCTGATTGCTCTCTTAAGAATTTTTCTTGGTTTTCGAGCAGGACAGCGGTTACAGCTCTACGATGAGAATCTTTGATTGAATCAAGACCCTGATAGTCGAGAATAGGAGACCACTTTTCCTGCAATTGCTCGGATTGGAACATTTGCTTTTACCTTTTTAAGTGAATGATTGGGTTTGAATTATATTAAATTCAATTATTTGCTAAAGGATGAAAGAGTCTTCAGATAAGCAGACATTGATCCAGAATATGATTCTGGTGCGGAATCTACTCCTTCAGATAAATTTTCGGTCTTAGCACGTGGAGATACGTTTCTTGAGGGAAAATATGATTCCCTTAAAGTCTCCAACTTTTCACGATATTCTTCTTCACTTTCAAACTCAACACTTTCGGCAAGTGAAGCGAGCTTGTCTTTCTGAGTTGCTGCTAAGCCCTCAGAAACTTGGTCGAAGATTCCATCAGCAACCGACTCTGAAAGACGTTTGTTGAGGAAAATATTTTTTTCGATCTGCTCGTTGAGTTTTGTCTCCATGTCATCAAGTTTTTCTACCATGCTCTCAAGAACATCATATTTATCTTCAGGAATTGATACATAATGTGCTTCAAAAAGATCCTTCATTCCCGAAAGGAATGATTCAGTCATTTCGGTCTTAAGACCGTTTTCAATGACAAGTGAATTTTCTTGCATCCACTCATCGGCAACATATTCAAGGTAAGCATCAACACGTTCGTTAAGAGTTGATTTAATTTCTTCAATTTCTTCGGCAAGAGCAGCAGCATACTCTTCTTCAAGTGCTTCTTTAAGTTCACCAACTTTTGATCTTAAAGCAGCTTCAAAAATTGTACGTGCTTTTTCTTGGAACTCTTCAGAAAGTTCCTCACCAGCAAGAAGAGCATTGACATCTTCTTCGATGTCAAAAGATTCTTCCATTTCTTCTTCTTCCTCTTCCTCTTCCTCTTTATGCTTTGCTTCTGAAACTACTTCTTCATCTTCAAGTTCTTCTTCGTCAATTAAATCTTCATCTTCTAAATCTTCATCTTCTTTCATTGAATGCATTGCATCAGCAGGCTTGGCTCCCTTATTAACAACATCCTTGACTTGCTTAAGGGTTGAACCTGGAGTCTTCAATTTTGCTGAGTCATCATCTGGACGATAGTTGGAAGGATCTGGGCCACCAAGATCTTCCCATCCTCCGGGTTGTCCTGGTGTTGTTCCAGAAAGATTTTGCATCGCATCTGCTGCCTTAGCATTTGCATTAACAGCAGTTTTGGATTGCTTAGTGCCTACTTCCATTTCTTGTAAATCTCCACGAGACATTTGAACTCTCCGATTAACCTTAGTAATTTAATCTATATTTATTTATAAATTAATAATTTACAATGAATTAAGAAACTCATTAAATAATGATAATTTATGTTGCTCAAGAATACCTTTGTCAATGAAGGTATTTATTTTCTTTTTGGTATTTTCTGCTACTTTTTCTTTTAAAACTCCACCATCCCAAATCCATTCCTTTCCCTCCATGATTCCTTGCACAAAAGCATCGGGTGCAGAAGGATCGGCAACGATATCAGCAGCAGTTGCAAGCATAAAATCTTCGCCAACTTCTTTATATCCTTTGGTGTTTTCTCTGAGTGAACCAATACCACGAGAGGAAACACCAAGAGTTACTCCATCTTTCAGGAGTGACTCTGCAATCTTACCCATTGGAGTAGAAAGAATTTGTGCTTTACCAATAAAATTATTTCCTTCTTGGGCAAGTGAAACAATCTTATGAGAAACTCTGTCAAGATTTACAGTAGGTCCATCAGGATGTCCAAGTTCTCCTAATGCTCTACCCTTTTTAACATAATTTTCATTATAACGGTTTACTTCCCTTTCCATAATTGAAAAAGGATACATTCTTCCATTTCTGTTTACGCACTCACTTTGAAGGAAGATTCCTTTGATAAAAAGTGATTTTTTACCACCGACACTTTCAGTGATAACCTCTACCTTTTCGATTTCTTCTCTAATAAGTTTCATCATGCTTGTCCTGAGATTTGTACTTGTTGTGCGTAAACAATACCACCACCACCTTCAGTTCTAGCTGCTAATCTTTGTGAAGATGACAGCGATGCACTACCACCAGAACCAGATGGTGAAAATGCAGTAATAATACCACTTGAGTTATAACCTAAAGTAATTCTTGTTTGATAATATCCATTCACACCAGATGAAGTATCAACTGCAGTTACAGGAACATGGACAAAATTATAATTCGAATCATTTGCGCCAGTTAGAGTTACATAATCACCTACTCCAAATGGTGTTTGAGTTCCTTCTGGAAAATCAACAATTGTTGTTGTTCCTGTCGTAATTCCAACAACTCTGTTCGATGCTTTTGTCATTGCAAGAGTTTCTGATTTACCTGCAGGAATATAATAATCAGCGATTGTTGCTGTTGGATTTGTTCCGATTGCATCAAAAGCACCTGAAGTTACGGCAGTTACTCTAATTACATTTGATTGAACGACAAACGATGTTGTCATTCCAGAGGTGGCAGTTGTTGAAAGTGAAATGCCAGCACCAACTGGTCTATGCGCCATTATTTTTTTAGATACACTTTTAGTTATTTATAAATCTCCAATTACCTACTAATCTCTTTTCTCTTCTTCGTATTCAGTTTCATTTTCTCCAAACATTGATGCTGATACAACAGGTCGAAACGCATCAATTTTTTCTGCAGATTTTGCAAAAAGCAAATCTTTAATCTTGTCACTAATATTTGATGGAGATTCATCTGCCACAATCATATCCATTAAATCATCCATTTCCATTTTTATTCCTTCAAGTAAGTTTCTTTCTTATTTATTAGATTACACCACTCTTAGGAATTTCTGCAACTTTCGCATTTACTTCTGTTGCTGCACCTTGGGAATCCAGATTTGGTTCCATTACTGGTTTTCCTAAATCCATCTGTGCAGTTTCGGGTTCTAAAGGCATTCCTGTTGTTGGATCCACGGGAATATTTGGATCCGGAATAATACCATCTTTAATTTCTTTTTTAATAATTTTATCTTGCTCAAGAATTTCTTCATCAGTTTGACGAAGAATTTTTCTTCTCACATAATCTTGGGAAAAATATTTACCTACATATGGTTCTGCAACTTGAACCATGCTTAATCTTTCATTTAAAAGTTCAGCATCTTTAAGTTCTGCGAAATGATTATCATAAAGAAAATCATACTGAATGTGTTCGTCCATTAAATCCCAATCTTCTGGAGTGATAATATTTTTAAGAATAAGTTGAGTCTTCAGCATATCACTAAACATATATGAAAAACGTTTCCTCAAACGAGAAACAAATTTGCTAAACTTAACTTCATCTCTTAAAATTTCTGATGAACGACCCAAATTGAATCCACCTTCTCCATCCATTCTTGATGGTGGAACATTCAATGAACGATACAACTTTTTTTTGAAGTATTCAATATCGGTGATTTCTCCAAGGTTTTGTCCACCAGGAAGAGTAGAGATTTCAGTTCCTCTACCACCTTCACGGCGAGGAAGCCAGAAATCCTCAAGCATTGCCATGAATTTTTTATCATCACGAATTTCACCAGTATTTGCATCATAAACAAGTTTATTACGATAGCGCATCATAACATCACGAAGATATTGTTCTGCCTTTACTTTGGGTAGATTTCCAACATCAATGTAGAAAATTCTACGTTCAGGAGCACGAGACAATCTATAGATAACCAGTGAGTCCTCAATCATACGAAGTTGATTGAGTGATTTAATTGCTTTGTGGAGATAAGAAAGAGTTGAACCTTTATTTCTATCTACAAGTCCAGATGTGCAATAAGTAATTGAATCTTTTGAAAACTTAATTCCTCCAGTGCCTCCCATGGATGATGGATTAGTGGTTGGATATGTCATTTTTGGATTATAGACATAATATTCTTCAATTTCCGGAAATTCATAATTCATCGGATCATTGTTATTAATATTTGCCAATCGATATTGTCTTTTTTCTTTTTCTGGTTGCTTTTGCTGTCTTACATAACGCATTTTTAACGCATCAATGTATCTCAGTTCTTGAATACCTGCCTGAGGATTTTTTAAGTCAATAACTTTGTGATAGTAAAGTCTTCCATCAACATACCAATTTCTATAAATTTCATGAGATTTTTTATCGAAATCTAAAAGTTCTAAAATATGTTTGAATTCGTCTCTAATTTTTTTCTTAATCCCATCACTTGCATTCAAATTTGATAGTTCGATTGATATCGGACTATCATTTGTATCAGATACAATAGCTTCATTCACAATATCTTCAATAGCACTATCGCACTCAGGATGAAGAGCCATTTCACGATATCTTTTAATTAAATCAAATTCAGTTCTATATACACCTTCAATGTCTACATAAGAACCAAAAAATCCACTACTTAAATAAAAATCACTCCCGTCCTCATTATTTGGAGGAACGGGAGAAACTATATTTGGGGATAGTGGTTCGTTATCTTCAATTGAAAAACCAAAAAGTTTTGCCATAATTTATTTTTAACTCATTCTTTATTCGACTATTTATCAGAGAATAGAAATGTTAGTTGCGTCAGATGGATTTCCTGTAGTCGATTCTGAACCGGCAATCCAATATTGAACTTGGAAATCAACTGTGTATTCTTCTATAGCATCACTTGTCTCATATGATAAATCTATTGCTCCAATATTTGTCGGAAAAATACCATCAAAGTAATATGTTCTTAATGGTTTAACACCACTTTGTCCACCACTACCATCACCAGATCCAGTGTTACCCGTAGAATTTGCTCCTTTATTATAACCTCTTCCGAGTTGATGAACAAGTGCATTTCCCATATAGGAAATTGGATTAGTAGCACCACTTGCATCACTTAGTTTACTAATTCCATTCATCCACTGTTCAAATGAAGTTCTTAATTTAAAATCTTCGTCATTGATCACGGTTACTGACCAAATATCAAATGTCCTATCACCAGCAACTTTTAAGGTTCTTCCTCTAAAAGGAATTTCAACAACATTTAAAGTTGAAGCTGGTAAGTTAGCAGCTTTACAAAGAAATTGGAAAGTATCATTATCCCATGCTGGTGTAGCAAACTTGAAGTTGTTAATGTTTACTTCAAATAAATTATTTCTTGCTCCACCACCAGCTAATTTAGATTTAAATTGAGAGATAGTTTTGAGATTAGCCATTTTAGAGTCCTCCTTGTGTAGTTAATTATAAAGTTTAAACTCTACCAGTTACTTCTTCAAAGCTAACTCCCGTGCGAGTAGCAACAAAGGTTAGAGTTACATAATTAATTGATTTGGTTGGTTTTAAGAAAATATCAGCTCTAAATTCATTGTTATCAATAATATCTGGAGTGTTATTTGATTCATCACAAATAACTCTAAAATCAAACAAACCTCGTTTTGCTTGAACATCACGTAAATATGGTTCAACAACATTAATAAAATTGGATCTTGTTATTTGATCATTAAATTCAAAGAGTTGAGATTGAGCTACTCTTTCAAGTGCCTTTTCTACAGTCAAGAACAATCTTCTAACATTTATTCTATCAAATGCAGATGCATAGGCAAGAGCTGTTTTATCACCGAATAGAATAACTCCCGATCCAGGTTGATTGATGATTGAGTTAACTCTTGCGGCATAAAGAGAATCTCTTTGATCTTTTGAGGGATTAAATGCTAATTTGATTGCATTATTTAATACTCCTCTCTGTTGACCTGCAGGAGAATACCATGGGAACTGTTGAATGTCAGTTCTCACCATC